CTGGTCAAAGATTGTTATAACCAAATGAACCAGGATAAAGAGTTAGACCGGTATCAGAAGGCTAGAGTTCGGGTGACTATTGAAGTAATAGATTAAAAGGTAAATAAACGAATGGAACCTGCCCTGACCCGGTAGGTTTTTTTATTGTTTGTTTGCCCGTGCCCGAAATGAGTATTGATACTCATATGCCAGGGCGGGCCATGCGGTTTAATTGGAGTGTAAACCATTTAGACTTTAACCAACCGATTATGCCGAAAATTGTACTCAAACCAGAACAAAAGAATAAATTGTTGGAAATGCTTGTGGAGGGTGAAACCTATGCGGTAATTGCCGAACAGGTGGGTTGCAGCATCCAGAACGTGAAATATCACGCGGCTCAAAATAAGAAGCGAATCAAAAAGCTTATGGAAGAGCACGAGGATGCCGTGATGCAGCGGGGGTTTGCCAACAAAGTCTTTAGAGTCCGCAAACTGGTGAGGTTGGCCGAGAAGCTCGAACGGGAAATCGAAGGGTTGCCCGGCAAGAATGGTGAGAAGGACGGGCACGGTCTATGGCTCCACGATGTAAAGTTTAGCCCGCAAGGTTTTGAAGTCCAGTTGGAAGTATATGTAGGCGGCCTGGTCAACGATTACATGAAGGTTATGAACGACATCGCCAAAGAGAAGGGCGAACGTATCAATAAAGCCGAGGTGAATCTCACGGGCGATATCCTTGCCCATTTCGTAGACCTGGACCCTAACACGGCAGTATGACGGTTCAATTGGAGCGACCGGTAGACCGCCGGGAATTCCGGGGCAACAACAAACAAATAATTGTTGACCGTTCACCTGAAATCATTCTTTCGGGTCCGGCCGGGACGGGCAAGTCAATCGGCGCGCTCAACAAAATTATGTTGGTGGCGCTCAAATACCCGGAGAGCCGCCAGCTCATCACCCGGAAGACCCGTGAGAGCCTTACTCAATCGGGACTGGTAACCTGGGAAGATAAGGTTCTGACACCGAAACTTTACCAGATTGTCGCCAGCACGATGGAGCGAAAAAACCGCTCCAGCTACACGTTTCCGAATAAGAGCGAGGTGGTGGTGGCCGGGCTGGATAAGCCCGCCAAGATAATGTCGACCGAGTACGACATCATCTACGTCCAGGAAGCCATCGAGCTTTCGCTCAACGATTGGGAAACGCTTTCTACCCGTCTTAGAAACGGGAAAGTACCTTACCAGCAGCTAATAGGCGATACCAACCCGGACAGTCCGCGCCACTGGATTAAAGAGCGGGAAAACCAGGGCCTGCTCAAGCTTCTGGAAAGCCGCCACGAAAACAATCCTTACCTGTTTAACCGGGACGGGACGTTGACGGAAGCGGGAAAGCGCTACATGGCGGTCCTGGACCGGCTGACCGGCGTCCGCAAACTCCGGCTTCGGGACGGTAAGTGGGTACAGGCCGAGGGCGTGGTTTACGAAGGTTTCGACCGGCTGGTCCACCTAGTCGACCGCTTCGATATACCGCGGCATTGGCCGCGCTACTGGTCGATTGACTTCGGTTTTGTCCACCCGTTCGTCTGCCAGTTCTGGGCGGTCGGGCCGGACGGCGCACTCTTTCGCTACCGGGAAATCTACATGACCCACCGGCTCGTCCAGGACCACGCCAAACTTATCAAAGGGTTGGCAAGCGATGAACCCAGGCCTGTAGCCGTCATATGCGACCACGATGCCGAGGACCGCGCCACTTTCGAGCGACACACCGGGTTACCGACCGTCCCGGCTCACAAAACGGTGAGTGATGGTATCCAGGCGGTAGCGGCCAGGCTCCAGGTCGGAGCGAACGGACGACCGTGTATCTTCTTTTTGAGGGATAGCCTTGTGCAACGTGACCCGCTACTGGACGAACAGAAGATGCCCTGTTGCACAGAGGAAGAATTCGACTCCTACATCTGGAATGTAAACGCGGGCCGGGCAAAAGGGGAAGAACCGGTTAAAGAAAACGACCACGGAATGGATACGACCCGTTACATGGTCGCCCAGCTCGACCTGGTCAAGCAATTGGCACCGCTGGTCCAGCAAAATTATCTGGGTGGCCGGTATGGTGAAGATGACGAAATCGAGGACGATTATTAAACAAGGCAAAAGAAAAGGAGATGGAAATGAACGGCTCTAACACACAGACAGCGCAAGCGGCTTTTGTAAATCAGAGAGACGAAGTGGTTCATCAAATCGGGGCACATTCCCAGGAGTTGTACGAACGAGCCGAACACCTTGCTAAAGAATTATCCGCCCTGGATACCCGCCGGGATGACCTGGTTCAAACTATTGCTATTCTCCGCAACGCTGCAAGCGGGATGAAACAGGCGTTAGCCGTTGAAAACAATACTAAAGAAATCCTTGAGCGTGCGGTCGCAGAGCGCGCTTATAATAAGCCCGGTAGGGACTGGTAACCCCAACCAAGAGAGGTGATGTTCGTGACGGCAAACCTGACCAACTCTATCCCGCTAGACCCGACCAAATCCATCCATACGATAGTGGAGGACGAGCGCAAGCGGCTGTTCCCGGAAGCTTCACTCTTGCAGGTTTTCCGGGCTTACGCCAGGGGACGGCAAAACGCCACCACTACGCCGGAACAACACGATGCCTTGCGAGGCGTCACCAAAAATCGGTATTGTGATAACGTTTGTTCGAAGGTCATCGAGGAGACGGCCGACCGGTTGGAACTCATCCGCTATGATGTGTCTAACCAGGCGGTCCTTGATTTCTTGCAAGACCTGTTCGTCAAAAACCAGATGGCCGACCTGCAAAGCGACATCAACTTCGCTACCCTGCGGGACGGTAATTTTTGCCTGTCGCTCAACTGGGATGCCGAGGCCGGGCGTGTCACCCTCCACAAAGAGAAGTGGTGGGACGGCTTGTCCGGCATCTACGTCAGCTATAGCGCAAAAAACCAACCGGCCTACGCGGTCCGCGATTGGGAGACACCCGATAAGGTGAAGCGGCGCATTATCTGGTGGCCCGACCGCATCGAGCGCTACATCCAGTCCAGCACAACCGGCAGCGGGTGGCAACCCTACCAGCTACCGGAAGACGCAGGCCAGTGGCCGGTCCCCTGGGTCAGGCCGGACGGTAGGCCGTTGGGCATCCCGGTCGTCCACTTTGCCAACGGTTCGGACGATGACTCGCCCTACGGTGCCTCCATGCTAGATGGTGGCGTCCTGGGTCTGCAAGACGACATCAACGATATGCAGCGCAACATCACCCTGACCGCCCGGATGACCGGCGCGCAAATGGTGACGGCGGCGGGCGTCACCCCTGAAAAAGACGCCCAGGGCCATACCAAACGGATAAAGATAGGGCCGGGCGCGGTCCTGCTATCCGAAAGGCCTGAAGCCAAGTGGGGGACGATTCCAGCGGGTGACCTGTCCCAATTGGAAAAAGCCTACATGATTAAGCTCCAGGCGGTCGCCCGGATGACCAACACGCCCATCCACCTGATAGCGGGCGACTGGCCGAGCGGTGAAGCCCTCCTGCAAGCCAACCAGCCGCTGGTCAAGAAGGTCGAGCGGTTGGCTAAGACGATTGGTCCGGCCTGGGCGACGCTGGCACACCTGGCGACCGAGATGGCGAACGTTTTCGCCCGCGCCGGGTTGAATGAGGACGCGCTGATAACTTCGGTCTTTTCCCCGGCGGACAAACGTGACCCGCTGACCCAGAGCCAGATTGCCGATGGGGTCGCCCCGTTCGTTTCCGAGGAAGAGGTTTTGCGTATCCTGGGGTACAGCCCGGAGCGCATCAAACAAATCCAGGAAGAGAAAAGACAGAACCAGGTCCAAAACCAGATTGCGGGCGTGACCGATACGGTCCCGCAACTACCGGCAGGTAGACAACAATAAAAGAAAAGGTGGAAAATGGCCGAATTAGAAATGACAGCGACGATAAATGTCGCAAACCTTGACGAGGTTAAAGAAGAAATAGACCGTCTTAAAAAGCGGGCCGATGCTTATGAAAACGGACTTCAATGTCTGAAAGGTTATCTCCAACAACTACCGGGGACCGGAATTATTCAACAAATGATAAAGGTTTGGTTTGCTGATGCCCGACAAGAAACCCAAGAATAAAAAACCGCTCGGCCAGCCCCTCGACCTGACCGATGACGAACTGGAACGACTCGCCCAGGTCGGTCCTGCCGACATCCAGCAGGCCGAATTGCTATGGAACGAGGAATCGGGCCTGAAGGGTTTACTGGAAGCGACACCGGACGAAGGGAAAGGGACGGATGACGACGGTAGCGACGAACCAACCGAATAACCAGGTTGCGGGCGCCAGGCAACCTAACCTATCGGTTCACCCGGTAGCCCCACAATACCGGTATAACCTAGCCAGTCGCCGGTATGTTGACGCGGGCGGGCGATTCGTTTCCGGTGAGCGGGTCAGGCAAGCGGTCGACCAGGTGGTCGTCCGGTCGAACGATCAGATTCAGACGACTTCCCGCAGGTTGCAATCGGGTGAAATTTCGCTGGCCCAGTGGCAGTCCCAGATGATGCAGCAGATGAAGGTCTTGCATGTGGCGAACGGACTGGCGGGCCTGGGTGGTTCGAAACTGGCGTCACAGGCCGACTACGGTTATATCGGCCAACTGGTAAAACAGCAGTACCAGTATCTCAACCAGTTCGCCAAAGATATAGCCACGGGCGTCCAGCTTCTCGACAAGTCGTTCCCCTCGCGGGTCAAACTCTACGCTGAGGCGGCCAGAGGGACGTATCACAGCGTACAAACCAGGGCCGAGCGATTGGCAGGGCGAACTCAAGCCAAACGGGTGCTAGGTCCAGCCGACCATTGTCCCGGCTGTGTCGAACAGGCAGGCAAGGGTTGGCAACCTATCGAGGAGGTGGCTCCGATTGGCAGTCAACAATGTCTTACCAATTGCCATTGTTCAATCGAATTCGAATAAATTTTTTTGCATTGCTACCAAAAGAAAAACTTATGGTGTTTGCAAATCATCATAAGAAATTATTGACAAATTAGAACATAGGAGTTACCATAATGGCAGGTGAAGCAACCAACACCACCGCTACCCAGGAATCGACTTCCACCGGGGGCGGCACGACCCAGACGGGTCAAACCAGCGGCCAGACGGCCACCGGTCAGCAAACTTCCCAAACTCAACAGACCCAACAACAAAATAACAATTCCGGCAGTCAAAACCAGACGACCGATATTGCCGCACTTCCCGCCGACATTCAGGACTATATCAAGCGCCTGCGTAAAGAGGCCGAGGAAGCCAACGGCAAGGTTAAGACCGAAGCCGAGAATAAGCGCAGGGCCGAGGAAGCCGAACTTGCAGCACAGAACAAGTTCAAAGAACTGGCCGAGAAGCGCGAAAAGGAACTGGCCGAAGAACGTGCCGAACGAGCCAAGCTGGAACGCTCGCTCCTGGTAGCCAAGATTGTGGCGAAACACAAGTTGCCCGAAGAGGTAGGCCCACGTCTTGTGGGTACGACCGAGGCGGAGCTTGATGCTGACGCGGCCAACCTTGCCAAGCTACTGAAACCCCAGACTGCCGCCAACACCGAGGCGGGCGCTGGTCAGAATAATCGCCAGGCAGGGCAAGGAGCAAACCAGCAGACCAGTGGTGGGCAGGGGCAACAAAAGCCAAGACCGTATGTCTTCCAGCAACCCGGTGATAAAACCTGGTAGGTGGGCAAGTAAGTAACTATCGTTAAGAAATGAAAAGCTAGAAGTAAGTCCAGCAGGAGAATTTAGAAAATGGCGGCTGTTACGAGAGTTAAGGCTCGACCGGTCACTCCGGTCGGTTACGAAGTCAACGATAAAGGCACGCTTACCGAGGACGTGATTGCTGGTGACCAGTTGGTTATTTCCGGCGAAGTTGCGAACGTCAAGCAGTGGAGCAAGTGCCCGACGACCGCTAAAGAAGCGGACGGTATCGCCCTGACCGATGGTTTTAATGGTGGGGTAGCCGATGTCGGTATCCAGGGTGAGATGGACGGGTTTTCCGGCATGACACCTAGTACCCCGCTCTACCCTTCTGGTACGACCACCGGGGGTCTGGATACGACCGCGCCGACCTTTTATTCGGCGGCCACCACACCTGCCGTTGCCGTCCCGGCCCCGGCACGCGTCAAGGCTATCGGAGCGACCCGCATCCGGTTCAATTACCTCTAATCAATCGGTTGGTTTATTTGGGAAGGCTAAGCTAAGTAGCCAGAAGTCATTCAGGAGTTAAAAAATGCCTCGTGGAATTTTAGATACCAGCTATATTGACCTTCCGGCTGGCTTAGATGAAGCGTATATTCGTGGTCTTCAGAACCGGGCCGGGGTTGATTTCACTAGAATACTTGCCGAGTTGGACCAGCGGCTCCGTGCGCTTAACACCGGGGTCGACCCGTTGGTCCCCGCTCTCGTCAAAGTGACGACCGAAGTGGAAACCGACACGACCCAGCCGGTCGCCCTTCAGGTGGAAGAAAGAAGCGAGTATACGATTGCCCGGCCTCAAATGGTCGAAGGTCAGGCCATCATGATTCCGATCCGCAATTACGACATCTCGCTCGAATTCACTGAAGACGGCCTGATGGCTATGTCGCTGGGCCGCATCATGACCAACGTGGACAGCGTGTTACTGGGTATCCGCCGCCTCCACCTCCTGCAAACCCTTAACCGGTTGTTCAGCGATGCTGAAATCCGGGTTGCCAAGAAAACTTCCGTCACATCCCCTGGTTTTGCCGGGAGTGGCACCGGTTCGAATGTCTTCACCGGTCCCTACCCGGACGGTACGGCCCTGCCCGGCGGTTACACCCATTACGTCCGCGATACCACGGCCAACCGCGCGGCCGCCATCACCTCTGCCCTGGCGATGCTCAAGAAATGGCATAAGGGCCCGTTCGACCTGATTGGTAGCCAGACGGCCGTTGACGCGATTGCCGCGCTCGGTTCGGATTACGTTCCGGTCGGTTCCCCGCTGGTACGCCCGGCTCAGGGAACGGCCGAGGCCCTGCTCGACCCCGACGTTTATGTCGGTACTTATAAGGGTGTAATCCGGGTTCGTGTACCCCGCACCGAATGGACGGACGACACGATTTCGATTTTCAAAAGTTACGGCGATTTCGCCGACCAGAACCCGTTGGCCTGGCGGTACGATGAGAAGATTGGGCGTGAAGCCTACGTCCGGTCCCGCTCGCTCTTCCCGCTCGACCAGGCGGCCGTGCTGCAAAGCTTTGGCGTCGGCGTTAACAACCGGGTCGGTGCCGTCAACATCAAATTCGCGGCTAACGGCAGCTATGCCGCCCCGGCGTTGAGCTAAACCACCGAGTTAAACCAGGACCGAGAACTGAGGACCGATGGGCGCCACCTACGATTCCCAATTACCGACCGCAAAGGACCGGATGCGCCACTCGCTGGGCGACATCGATATGACGGCGCCTTTGCGTGACGATGAGACGTACGCGGCCATCCTGACCAAGTATGGTGAAACCGAGGGTACGGCCGTGATGGCCGAGGCGTTGGCCGCGGAGTACGCTCAGCAACCCGACCAGGTGACTGATGATGGCACGACCGTCACATGGCGAGACCGAGTAAAAACCTGGTTGGAACTGGCGGCCCGCCTTCGAAAAGCCCTGGCCGATACGGCGGCACAATCCGATAGTGCCCTGCAATCGGTCCGGCCACAGCGGTATGACGACCGCTGGGAAGAACGGTCCGAATACGCCCGCCCTGGCTGGTGGACACCTGGCGGTTAAAACCGAAGGAAAAGGAGTTGAAGGAAATGGCTGGAACCAACCCTGGCAAAGAAGATGTCGTGGTCGAAAAGAAAGATTTTTATTGTGACCACGACATTTATGTTGACAAAGATTGGTCGAAAGAAGTTCCGGCGGATAGCCCGGAGGCCACGCACCTGTTAAGCCAACGGGGCCATTACGTCGAACACGATAGCGCCGTCCGGTTGGGCCTGATGAAACCGGAAACCAAAAAGAGTGCGACCGGTGGAAACGGAAGCGTGGACACCGGAACCGGCACGAACACTGGCGGCGGTTCCAAATAGGCGGAATGAGGCAACCGGGTGGCAAAGCTGATTTTTACCGATAAGGTTATCGACCAGGTCGCCGCCGTCCAAGAGGGTTTTATGGATTTTACCTGTTTGATTGAGCGGGCCACGACCACCACGCCGGACGACTGGAATAACGACGAACCGGGCGATTTCGAGACGTTGCCCGACCGGGTCGTTTGTTCGTTCAAACCCGCTTTGGAAGAAATCGACAAAGCCACCGGCCAGTTCGTGAGTGTACCCGCCCGGGTGAAAATGCCGCTGGGCACCGATGTTAGGTTGACAGACCGGATTGTTGATTTGAAAGACCGGCACGGTAACAGCGTCGAACCCTACCGGTTCGAAATCAAGAGCATTACCCCGCGGCTGGGTAATCTAAAGCTTATCCTGCAAGCGGTGGATTAAAGGAATGGCCGAATTTTCAGAGTACAGGTCGAATAAACGGCAACTCATTGCCGAACTCAGGCAAGCCCAGCTCGAAGGGCTTAAAAAGACCGGCAAACGGGTTGTAAAATCCGCCAAACGCAAGGTCCGAAAGAAAAGCCACGACCTGGAAAAAAGCATTGAGATGAAAGGCCAACCGAAACGCGGCCCGAATGGTTACACGCTCGAAATCGGGTCAGACCTGCCCTATGCTGGCGTCCAGGAACAGGGTTTTAAGGATGGGCGGAAATACGGCTACACGCCCTACATGGGACCGGCCCTGGATGAGGAAGCGCCCGGCTTGACCGCTGATATTAAAGAGATTTTGAACTACTAAAGATGGCTGACCGAGTGGGCGCGTTAATCGAATATTTTGAAAGCCTGCCGGACTTAACCGGTATTCCGATTATGGCACCCCGGTTAAAGGATTCGGTAGCCCGTCAGATGCCACGCGACTGTATCGTTATCAGCCAGGTCGGGGGTTTCGGTGGCGCTATCCAGGGAATGAGCGATTATCACCAGCGCATCTATCTGATGGCCTATGGGGCGACCGGTCAGAAGGCCGCCACCTTGCACGACAAGGTGATGGTGGCGTTAAACAACCTGGACAGTTTTTACTCCGTTTCCAAAGACGTTTGGCTTTATGTGGCTGAACTGGAGGAAGGGGCGGCTGACGACCTCGATACCGGGTCCAACACGAACTCGGCCAACACTAAAGTGGCGTGGCCGTATGTCGACTCAACCTGGGGTTTGATGACAAACTTCGATGAGTAGTCGAAGTGCATGAAAATGCTATCAGCTTTGAAATGGCTTTAGTTTTGAAAGGAATGATAAGGCAAAATGAGTGATATTAATCCGACTACTATTCGCGGCCCCGTGGACGTATACACCGCTCCGGTGGCAACAGCTTTCACGGGTGTTCTTTCGGTAGGTTCGCTAGATGCGGCCTGGAAAAAGCTGGGTGCGCGCGGATGGAAAAGCCAGGACACTGGCGGCGTCAAGGTCACGAAACGGCAAAAACTTGAAGAATGGCGCGGTGAAAACCTGGTCATTCAAGACGTGGCCCGCAGTGAGGAAGACATCCTGATCGCTTTCACTCTAGCCGATGTGAGCCTTGAAAACCTGGCAATCGCGATGAACAGTAATGCCATCGTTACCACCGCGCCCGCTACTGGTACCAAAGGCCATAAAAAAATGATGTTGGCTCGTGGTCCAGACGTGCAACCGGTCGCACTCCTGCTCATTTTCCCTAGCGTTTATGTTAAGGGAGAAAAAGGAGTCATGTACCTGCCGAAAGTTTTTCAAAACGCCGACATTGAAACCAACTGGAACAAAACCAACCCGGCGATGGCGAACTTCGAATTTAAGGCAGTCGAAGGCCCTAACGCCACCGATACCGACCCGGACATTGGTTATTGGGACATCGTTTCGGCGGCAGCGCTTCCGTAATAAAAGCGATTGGGCGCTCTCATTCAATCTAAGCGATAGAGCGCCCTAATTTTACTTTTCTAAAATCAATGAACCAACCTTTCGAACTATCAAAGCTGGCGGATGAATATGACCTGATCGAATTATGCGACCGGTCCTACCCGATCAAGGGACCGGGGGAATTCAGATTGGTACCACTCGCCCGCCTTTCCTTGAAAATTGAAAGGTTTTACGAAAGCTTAAAGGTTAAAAATCCGGACTTGGCCCAGGCGGAAAACCAGCTAGACACCATCCTAAACAAGATTTGTCCAGTTTTGGTGGCCGATAATGATGTTTTCGACCAGGTCACCCTGGAAGAAAAGTTGGAAGTTCTCGAAACTTTTAACCGACTGGGTGAAGAATTGAACGGAGGGGAAACCGAAGAATTACCGCTAAACCCCGAAATCAAAATAGAACCACCCGAACCGACCGACTGGTTTAAGGTAATTCCCCGCCTCCAACAATTCTACCGGGGGTCTCCGCTCGATTGGTTCAGGCTCAAAATGAAATGGCTGGTAGCTTTTAGCAACCAGATGGAAAGCCTGAAGGCTGAACATATCTTAAATTTGTCCCAGGCCAGCTTAGTTGGAAGTTGGCCGGAAAATGAAGAACAACGCGACGCTATCGAACAATTGACCCAGCAGCTCGAAGCGATTGTCACGGGTAGCGATAACCAGGTCCAGACCCAGGAGGAGATCATGACGGCTCTGGGAAATATAGGCTTTACAGTCCGCAGGGTCGAAGCTGAAGTTACAGGAGATTAAGTTTAGGAGAGTGAACGGGCGAATCAAAAGAAAAGGAAAGGTGAATCTATGAGTAAGACGATTTTGAAGATTGGCCCCCGCGCCGAACAAACCGAGCGGGAAGAGACGATGGACATCTTCGGGGTAACCTACAAGACCCTGACGGTGGCGGGTAAAGACGATATTAAAGTCGGGGCCCGCGCCAAAGACTTCGCCAAAAAATACCAGGGGTTAAATCTTAAGAAGCTCAACCTTGAAACCGTCACAGAAAAAGAAGTCGAGGAATTGCAAGCCCTGGTTAACGATTTGACCCGTTTGGTTTTACCAGACATTACGAACGACGTGCTTGGTAAATTAACCGACCTGGAGAAAATCCAAATCCTTCAAACTTATTTTGAATCTTCGAACGGCCGGGCTCTTCTGGCCGCTGCCGGGGTCGCCCAACCCACTCGCCGCGAGGTCCAGCAAACAAACCGTCCACCCGCACCCCTAGCCGAATACACCCGTAAACAGGGACCGACCCAAAGTAACCAGAACCGCCAGCGAACCGGGAACCATCGCAGGGGTGCGTAATGGACTCACAACAGACCACCACCAATCTTCCACACCTGAGCAAACGCGAAAAGCTATTAAAACGCCTGGTCGAAAACCCAGAACTTAACCGGGCACTTGATGCCATCGAAGCTGGCGGGAGCGGGGGCGAGCTGGTGGTTAATCTTTCAAATGTAATGCGTTTGAAACGGGTGAGCTTTCGAATCGGGTGGGATATTAAGGACTAGCCAGACCTCTTAACGGGCCAAAACTAAGCAGAAATTTGGCGGGGTAGGGTTTTCACAATTCAAAGTTGTGAAAACCCTACCCCGCTTTTTGTTGTCTTCATTTCTCAATCAAACAAACCAACGACAAGGCGCACACGAAATGCCAGCTTCTTTAGGACAATCAATCCTCTCCATCGGTACCGATGATAGGGCGCTGGATAAAGGGATCGATACAGCCGAAAGCAAAGCGAAAGCTTTTATTAGCCGGGTAGTAAAACTACTGGGCAGTATCTCGATGGATGCCTTTGTTGGTGCTATTTCCGGTGGTATGTCCCAGGCGGTCAAAGCAACCGAGGGGTTTATTGATGGTCTAGGGAAAATCGGTCTTGCAATCCAGGGTTTACAGTCCATAGGGCAAAGCATCGAGGGAGTTATTGGTTTTCTGACCAATGGCAATGCGGCCCTGGAAATGACCACCATCAGCTTTAAGACGTTGCTCGGCAGCGCTTCTGGCGCAACCGACATGATTGAGAAGCTGACTGCTTTCGCTGCATCGACTCCCTTCGAGCTATCCGGCCTGGAAGCTAACACCCAGAAGTTATTGGCTTTCGGGTTTGGTGCCGAGGATATTATCCCGATTATGACCAGCCTGGGCGACGCTATATCAGCCCTGGGCGGCACTCAGGATAACCTCAACAGCCTCGTCTACGTAATGGGACAGATGAGGTCTGAGGCTCATATCAACGCCGGGGACATCATGCAGATGGTCAATCTGGGTATCCCGGCGCTCCAGATGTTGGCCGACCACTATCACGTTACCACCGGTCAAATCCAGGAAATGATTTCGAAGGGGCTAATTCCCGGCTCCGAAGCGGTCAAAATCTTTACCGAGGGTTTAGAACAGCGTTACGGCGGGATGATGGCCGCTCAGTCGGCCACCTTCTCTGGTATGGTCAGTAACCTCCAGGACTGGGCCAAGGCCACCATGATAACGCTGACCAAACCTTTCTTTGAACCTGCAAAGAAAGCGCTTGCGGGGTTCCTTGCCTTTGTACAGTCGCCCGCCGGGGAAGCGGCAATCCAAAAACTGGCCGGATACATTCAATCGGGGGTTGACCGGGCAACGGCTGTTTTCAACCGGTTATTACCGTTATTACCGCAACTATGGCAACGGATTGAACCGGTCGTGACCGCTTTCTGGCGTTTCCATGAGGCTATTTCCCCGGTCGGTATCATTTTGGACGCCTTGCGGGGTTACCTCTCAGGGGGTATAACCGGGGCGCTTACGGCCCTACAAACCCGTTTTTTACTGGTTGCGAGTTATTTGAAGCAGGGCTTAAACATGGCCCTGGCCGCCGCCCGCGAATTTGGCCCCCGTATCCTTACCTGGGCGCTTGGGGTGGCCCAGCAACTGACCCAGCAGGTCCTGTGGTGGGGCCGGGCTCTTGTAAACTGGGTGTTACCCTATGTCCCGATATTAATCTCGAATTTACTTGCCCTGGCACAGCAGGTTCTTAATTGGATTGTTCTGGAAGCGCCTATTATCGGAGCCCAGGTCCTTTTATGGGCCGAACAGCTTGCTAATTGGGGCCTGGCCGTTGCCCCACGAGTATTGGCCGTCCTAGTTCAACTCGGCTTGCAAGTTCTCGGCTGGATCGAGCGGTTCGCACCGGTCCTGGTTACTTCTCTTTTGAGTTGGACCCAGGCCCTGGCCGGGTGGGTTTTGCCAGCAATTCCTGGCGTTATTGCCGCCCTGGTACAAATGGGGTCAGCAATCGTTAGTTGGGCGGTCACTACCCTTCCCGGTATTATTGCCCAGATGGCAATCGGTATTGGCGCAGGGTTTGGAGTAAACCTGCGCGGACCGGTGAATGATGTCCTTCTAATTTTTAACTCTCTGGTCGCTAACCTGCAAGGTGTAGTTTTGCCCGCTTTCATGCAAATGAGCGGTTTCTTAGCAGCGACCTTCGAACCTGTTTTTCACAGCCTGGCACTGTTTTTAGCCGGAACGGTCATCCCGACCGTGGCCGCACTGGCCGCCTTTACCATGACCACTTTGGTCCCGGCCTTTACCACCGTAGCCCAGCTCCTGGGGTCTGTTTTCGGGCCTTCACTGGTTTTAATTGGTAGCTTAATCAGAAACCAATTGCTACCGACCCTGGCCGACCTCTGGGCCACTTTCGCCATCAATTACCTGCCGACTATCGGCAGGTTAGCGGTTGAAATCGGTGAGCATTTAGCCGGTGGGATTGAAACGCTGGTTGGTAAATTCCAGGCGTCCTTGCCCGGTCTGGAAGCCTTTTACCAAAAGATAAAACCGATAATCGGGCCTGTTTGGGATATTTACCGGGCCTTAAGTCCCCTATCTATCGCTATCGACACTCTGAACGGGTTTTTAAACGGTGGGGTTCAGGGTGGTTTGGATGCCTTTGGCGGCCATCTGAGCCAGATAGGTGATTTAGCTAAGGATTTAATCCCTCAACTACTCACGGCCCTTACTACCGCCATCCCCCAGGTTTTACAGTGGATTACCGACCAGGCCCCAAAGATTTTTGAGACCCTTGGTAAATGGGGGGATTCGTTCGGTAAACTCATCGATAAGGTGATGCCGCCGCTTTTAGAGGCGCTCGGTAAAATCATCAATGGTGTTTTCGATTGGATAACCAAAAACGGTCCATCTATCCTAGACAAGCTGGGTGAGTGGGCCGGTAAATTTGGTGAGTGGGCCAAAACCGCCATCCCGATAATGCTGACCAAGCTGGGAGAACTTATCAACTCCTTGCTCAAATGGTTGGGAGACCACGCGCCCGAAATTCTAGGCGCACTTGGCGAATGGGCAGGTAAATTTGTCGAGTGGGCCGCCGGTCTCATCGCTCAAATCTATCCGAAACTTGGCGAATTTGCTCAGAAGCTCTGGGATTGGATTGGAGAACAAGCACCAGGGTTGGCCGATAAACTTATGGAGTGGGTTGGGGCGTTTGTGAACTGGATTGTAACCCAAGCCATACCGAATCTTATCCAACTACTTCCTAAGATGTGGTTGGCTATCATGAAGTTTATTGGAGAAATCGAACTTAATATCATTAAAGAAATCGGAAAATGGACCGGAGCCTTTATTGGTTGGGTTTGGGATGTAGTTAGGCAATTACCAGGCGCACTCTGGAATATCATACTTGGTATTGGAAGCTGGATTGGTAGCATGGCGGGCAAAATCGCCCAGGTCGCCGGGGATATAGGCGGGTCTATTATTAACGGCATCATCACCGCTATTCACGACGCGCCAGGTAAAATCTGGGATGCTGTTACCGGGGTTCTGGGGTCCGGTGCAATTAATATTATTAAGGGTGTGGTCCAGGCCGTTGCCAACTTCTTTGTAGATGTGGTAAACACCCCTATCAACTTGTTAAACACAATCGTTGATACTCTGCACGGAATCGATATTTTCGGGGCCAAACCCTTCGAATGGATTCCGAAAATCCCGAAACTCGGTTATCTACAATTTGCAGAAGGTACACTCGACGCCCCCGGCGGGCCATCCCTGGTCGGGGAAGGTGGCGTCCCGGAACTCATTCGTTTCCTGTCCGGTCAATCTTTCGTAGTGGACCGACCGATGTTTTTAAACCTGCCCGCTCACAGCCAGGTCTTACCGATGCTAAATCTGCCCACTTCGCGGGGTCTTATCGGTGGGGTACGACCTAATCTTTCCAATTCAACGACCACAAATAATACTACTGGCAGTACTTTTCAACTTTATCAAACAGTAACCCCTGAAGTGGCCGCTAAATCCGAGCGAAGCTTCGGGTCTATGAAGCTGCTTTATGGATAGGTTTTGTATATGCTAATTAATCAATCGCAAAAAGAGCGTAAAACCGGAAAAGGAATGCTGAACGTTGAAGTTGAATGGGAAGAAAAACGGTATGAGGGGGTGCTTGTTTGCTTGGTGGACCGAGCCAACCCAACCCATCTTAAAATTCTTAGTCGTTTACACGGGAAAAAAGAATGGGTCGAAATTTGGACGGTCCCACCAAAACCAAAAGGAATTAAAACTTAAAGCCGGTTAGTCAGTGGTCTTTCGGTCATTAGATGAGGTGGTCAACTGCTCGGTAATAGTTAATGATGAAAAATAAATAAAGCTACTATAGCGATGGGTACCAGTGACCAGGCTAAAATTAGCATAGTAAGTCTAAAATTTATTTGGGCATCGGTCAAATCATTTTCATTTAATAACGGTGGGGTCTGACCGAGATATTCCGGGGCGGTTACGGTTACATCAAGTTCGTCCCGGTTGCGCCTCAAAGTCATGACAGTAGGTAAAACGTTCAACATCATAAGTCCTACAGGGAGGCCCAGGATTGTAAAAATAAAGAAGTAGGCGAACACAATCCAAAACCCACTTACCCACCAACCAAAGAAAAGAAAATAAAGCGCCCTTAAAAAGAAATTATATTGCCGTGGACCTGTAGACCGGGCGCTGACCGAACCATCAGTATTTAACCGAACATCAACATCACTTCCAGTAGATTTAAGGGTCATAACCTGAGGGAGGCGGTTGAGCATTAGTAGTCCTATCGGGAGGCCCAGCATGGTAAGGCAAAGAAAATACCCGGTTGCTAACCAAAAAGCACCGGCCCACCAACCGATAAAGATGTACCAGAATACCCGGGCGATAAAACTGGTTTTCTTTTGGCGAACCACAATTAGCTGTGGTCGGGCCGGATAAGGCTGGTAATAAGTGGGATAGACCGGCTGGGTTTGCATTAGAGGCTGCATGTATTGGGTGGATTGAAGTGGAGGGGCAGGGTAAACTGGCTGCATGGTGGTTGGCTGCCCGGCTACCGGGATAGGTTGTGACATGTTGACTCCTCAGATAAAGTTAAACCAATTATGAAAATAACTTAACTTTAAAAATAAGAATCGTCAATAGCACCTTGCATATTGTAACAGAATCGAAATGCGGTATAATAAAGATAAAATTCGTTGGGGTATGATTAAACCCTAAAAATTAGGAAGCAATAACCTTAGCGCACCCTTGCGTGCCAGGATTAGCCACCAGATGGCCGATTACTGGCACGTTTTGTTTTAAAACAAATCAGGGGAAGCGACGGACTAATGGGTTTTCGAAAGATACCAGACCATCCAACAGGTTTCGAGCAAAATCGCGAAAAAGGGTTTTGGTCTATTGTGGTGCCAGAGTCCACCTTTAACCTTTTCCCGGACCCTTCGTTTGAAGGCCCAAATAAAACAGCCAATCTTACCGCCAGCGCTGGGGGTTATTACAGCCCGGACCCAGGTGAAATTGCATTCGGGAAGGACGCGATTAAACCTCAATTCAGTACGCCCCCCAATACCTTGACCTACACCTTTTCAAACAGTGATAGCATTTTTACGCCCAGTAAGGTTTACACCTGGAGTTTCCATATTAAAGCCCACTCCGGGAACCCAATGACCGCCCAGGTTATCTGGTCAAACGGCAGCGCTGTCCTGGCAACGCAAAACTGGACAGCCACCGATTACAAAGAACGGCATATTCTCACCTTTACCGTTCCTTCTGGTATGACGACCGGCCAATCCATTCTTTTTGTTATCAAAGACACCGGACCGGATGGGTGGAACTACACAACCGACGCCTGGCAGTTAGAACAAAAGCCTTATGCCACCACCTATATAGACGGCGACCAGCCGGGGGGCCAGTGGGTCGGCACTCCCTACGCTTCGGCCAGCCACCGCCCTTCGACCGTCGCCGGTGGGCGCATTTACGAATTTAAAAAGGACCTTTCTTTTTCAATCATGGCGGCCCAGGGTGCAGGCCTGCCGCCGATGAACCATCAGACCAGCGACCAGGCCGTCCGGGGTGGTAAACAGGTTTTGAAGACCTTACCTGCCGAACGGACTATTACGCTGGTGGGTGCGCTGGAAGGCCGCAGCGAAGACGAAATCGAGCGGAAAAGGGATATTTTAGAACAGATTTTAAGCCCGAAGACCGGACAAACGGCCAGTTCGACCCCGCCGCCGCTCTTGTTAAGGCACACAGCCTGGACCAAAACGACCCAGAAAAGTAAAGAGGTCGAAGCGGTCGTCTATTATGCCGGGGGCCTGGAATGGGATAACCAAAGCATCTACCAGGACCGGATAGCCCTGCAATTTTGCGAATTCTTGCCGCTGGGTTTCCAGGAAACTTCGGAAAACTTCAAAACCCTTTCCGTCCTCAAACAGTTAAACACTTCCAACGCTTATTTGAAGCGGATTACCGGCGAGTGGGTCGCCCTACCGCGCGGGGTTTCGCCGACCAGCGGCGTTTCAATGACCCTGGCCGAAGATGTTAACCATACGCTCTGGATTGCCAACGGTAGCGGGACGGCTTTCGTCGTGGACAAAATCCAGTCGAACCCGATTTCGGGCGAAAAGATTGTCCATACAAACAATTCTTTTAACGGCCCGGTCCTGGCTCTGGCACCTTTTAATGGTGGGGTTTTGTGCGGCGGCTCCTATACAGGGGGTATCCCCTATATTGGTATGAACCGGGGTTCTGGGACTGGCCTTGACCCGGTCATAACTCTTAACAATACCTGCCGGGCTATCTGGGTGGACCCAACGACCGGGAAAATCTGGCTGGGTGGTGACTTTACGGGCGCGGGCCCTGGGGGCGCGTCCAACCGGCTTATAGTGTTAAACCCCGATTTTTCGGTTTATTGCACTCTCAACGCCACCAAAGCGGTTTATGCGATAGCGCCCGGCCCCAACCCCGGCCAGGCTTACATCGGCTCTATTGGTGGGGGCGCTTCTATCAACGGGAACAGCTATAACGCCGTTTGCCTGGTCACTATTGCGGATGGTGTCAGTAGCCCGGTCGTTACCGTTGACCCTATGAGCAGCAGCGCCAATAATTATGTAAATGGTGATGTTTACTGCCTGACGGTTGGCCCGGACGGTACGCTTTACGCCGGTGGGAAAATTTCCGGCATCGGTTCTGGCCCGGTTATCGGTCTGAGCATCTTAAAATACAGCCAGGGCCATTGGCAAACCATGGGGCTGGGCCTGGCGAACACAACGGCCACCTATTACATAACTTCAATAGCTTTCGATAAATATGGGAACGTCTACGCTGCCGGTAATCACACCCTGATTTATGGCAGCCAGGTCGTGACAACCCCCGGCTATTCGGTCTGGGACGGTAGCATTTGGCTGCCCGAAGAACACACTAAACAGAGTTCAATTTCGACCCAGATACCGTTGGGGAAAATCCTGGTAACCAGTGATAACCGGCGCATAGTAACTTACGAAAGCGCTTCAAATAATAATTTCTATTTTGCCGCCGAAAACGACATTGTTAATCAGGGGTCGGCCCCGGCCTATCCGCGTATAAAAATCCGGTTGGCTTCGGTTGGTTCGGGTCGCATTTATAAGCTGGTCAATTTCTCGACAAAGACTGAAATTTACCTCAACTACTCAATATCCTACCAGGAAGTCTTGACGCTGGATTTTACTCCCGGCGCTGTGGACATTGTTTCGAACCTGTACGGGTCTATCAAATCGAAAATTCTTTCCAACTCTAAACTGACCAGTTTCCGGTTGCAGGAAGGCAAGAACGGGGCTGGATCCAACCGGATAATGTTACTGGTGGATAGCCCATTGGTCCAGGCCGAAATCTACTGGCGCAACACCTTCTGGGGCGCTGCCGGGGGGGCCAGGCCATGAGCGTAGAAGTCCAGGTTAACCTTTATACCGAGGCCGGGCAATTTATTGATGTGGTGGACGGCTGGGACAAATTGGACGCCACAATAAAAATAAATGATGTGGGCGACTTCACAATTGATGTGCCTTACAAATTCTGGAAATATCTAGGACGCGATAGCCGGTTCGAAATTCTCCGGTCGGTTGATGGCGGGCCACTTGTGAATTTTGGGAAGACCCACTGGTTTGCGCGTAAATTCGTCCGTACCAGCGTTGGGAACCCGATAACTGTTTCCGGCCCTAACGCCATGATTTTAATCAAACGTTTGATTGTGGCTTACCCGGCCAACTCCACCCAGGCCCTTGTAAGCGCCACGCCCACCGACGATGCTATCAAAGGTCTTTTCGATAATAACCTGGTCTATAACGGCGTTCCCACACCGCCACGCGGCTACAAGCTGGTAGCTCGCCAACCGCTTTATGGGCAGGGCCCCAACATTGATAAGGGTTTCTCCTGGCGGGAAGTGCTGGCGACGGCCCAGGATATGGCCCAGGACGCGCAGGGAGCTGGTTTCTATGTCACCTTTGACGTGCTTTTCATTAACGGGGTTTTTGAACTAAGGACTTATGTAGGTTGCCGGGGTGTGGACCGGCGCGAAGGTTTCAACCTTAATCCTTTAATTCTTTCGGAAGAAGCCGAAACTTTAACTAACGTTCAGGTGACCGACGATTATACCGACGAAGCCACCGTTATTTATGCGGGCGGCCCGGGCGAGGAAGCCTTGCGACAAATCGGTTTCGCCTACGACCAGGAGCGGATTAATGCTTCGAGTTTCAATTATATTGAGAAATTCATTGAAGCCACCAATTTAACCACCCTGGCCGCCCTTAACGCTGAAGCGGCCCGCGAGTTGGTCAACAGCCGTCCAAAACACCTTCTTAATGCTGACATGGTGGACGGGCCTGGTAACCGGTTGGATGTAAATTACGGCCTGGGTGATTTTGCTACGGCCCGCTATGACACCGATAGTTTTTCGGTTGAAGTAAATGCGGTCAATTTGACTTTAGACCAGGAAAAAGGGGAACAAATAACGACCAGACTGGAAGGGACTCTATGGACTTCCAATTAATTAAAACCGAAATGGTCTCCCTTCGCCGAAAGATTGATGAATTGACCCGGCGCTACGACCGCCAGGCCGCAAATGACGTTGCCACAGGTGGTGGCACGACCAGCGTTACAGCGCCTATAACGAACAGCGGGACGCCCACAAATCCCAACCTGGGCCTTTCAGTTACCCCGGCCAGCCCAGGCGGGGCCGTCGCCTTGCAAGGTGCCACGCCCGGTACTGCGCAAACTGGAAACGCCAACTTAACCGGCAAATTTAAAGCGGGTATTTTCGAGGCCGCCACTCAGTTTATTCTAGGGTCAATCCCTATCATAGACCGGGGCAACACCTTCCCTTCTGTGGGTTCGGCTGTAGACGGCCAGCGCTACTGGCATACCACCTACAGGAGCTGGTTTACATTCGTTTCGGCAGATAGCAAATACCGGCAGGAAAGCCCTGGTGTTTTCGATGGCAGTTTCCCCACCGTTGCTACCGGCGATAACACTGTCGCGCCAAAAATCCAGGTTCAACGGCGCGACCTTAACAATACTGTTTTCTGGTGGGATGGTGCCAACTGGCATTATGCTACCAACCAAATTGTTTTACTGGCCGCCCCGGCCCGCCTGATTGACGCCAACTCCGGGCCTTATGCGGCAGCTTATAACCAGCTTGTAACGGCGACCAGTACCAATACTTTTGTAGGTGGCACGCCAACCCCGGCAAAACTGGCGGCTGTTTTTCTCAGTGTAACTTTGATTGGTAATGCCGTGGGAACTTTATCGGCCAGGTTAGAAAACCCAAGCGCCTTAACTGGGGCAACTTCTATATCAAGCTATGCTGGTGTAACCAATGTAGTAGTTACAGGGATGGTTCTTTGCGGGGTCAATTCGTCTGGGCAAATTAAATTCACCAATGGGGCCACCGCCCTTAGCCGGTTCGTTATTGACGTGGTGGGCTATCAGTTAGACCTGGTTTAACAAGTCCAAAGAAGGAAAGTTTACTTTTATGGAATTTACTACCGAAGACATTGTTGAAATTTTTAACCAGGCCGGGTTTGAAACAATAGAAGCGGCGGTCCAGGCTCTTTCGGTTGCAAAAGCTTTTATCGAAGCGGGTTTTACCGACCCGACAATTTTCACACCGGCCATCAAACGGTTCAAACTGCTGGACGAACAAATGAAACTTAAAAGCCAGGCGGCCACCCTTCAGGCCGACCAGCAGCGCCAGGTCCAGCAGCTCATCGAAACGACCAACCCGCCTATTGGTGAGTTGAACAACCAGATAGCCGCAATCGACATGGAGCTGGCGAAGCTCCAGGTCTAACGGGTCGAACGGGCGGTCAAGTCAACCAAACGAACGAACGAACAAATAATGGAAAGCAAAATGACGTGACGGCAATCATTCCAAAAATAACGAACCATTCAGCCTTTTGGGTCGGACTGTTACTTTCGGACATCCTGCCTTACATAAAAGATGATGCTTTCTTTTATGCGTTTTTGGGTGCCCTGGGCGCGTTTATCGGGCAAATCCTCTACATCGCGAAACGTGACCAGGCCGATGTCGATAACAAATATAAGTTTTTTTACTGGCGGGACGTCCTCTTCACCATCGGCTGGATGCTGGTCGGCGGGTTCTTCCCGCTGGTCGCATCCCTACCCGACGTGCCAGATAAACTCCTCTTCCTACCCACACCGGTCGTACCAATCGCCGTCTCCCCTTTTATTTCGCGACTTTATGACGTTATGGATAAAAAGCTACCAGAACGTTTAGCCAGATTCCTCGATGAGTGGGACGACAAAAAGAAAGGTCAGGTCGAACGAACAAACGAAAAAGAAATAGAAAGAGAACACGAGGAAACAAAAAAATGATACTGGCTATCTATGTAACTTTCGGAATCATCTTAATCTTTATGGTCGGGTTGGGTAGCACCAGGCGCTATATCAGTCGTTACCCCTGGCTAACCCTGTCGGCCATCCTGGGCCGGTTCATCGTCCGGGCGATTGTTTTCGCCATCGAATCACCAGTGGACCGTAGCATTTCCACCGCTCTCAACAATTTGTGGCTACTGCTTGGCCTCAACATCCTAGCCATCTTTGTTTTATTTGTGGAGATGCTGGTCGGGGCCAAGTGTTGGCGGTTACGCCGGATATTGAAATTAAAAAGACAACGTGAGTTAGCACGAAACAATTAACAGTAAAAGGAGAAACCTAATGATTCCCGATAACGTAAACGTGGCTCTCCTCGCCATCGCGGCCGTAGTGAACTTTATCCTTACCCCGCTCCTGACCAACCTGCTCACTGCCAGGAATGCCAGCGGGGCGGTCAAACAGGCGGTTGCAGGTGTCCTATCGCTGGTGGTGGCCGTCCTGGCCGTCCTGGTTGCCAATAGTTTCGACCTGACCAATTTGTCCGCCACCATCCTGACCGTCCTTTTTGCCGCTAAGGCTGGCTATGAGATTTTTTCGAAGGTTATCGAACCTTTACACGATACCGGCGGGCAACTGGGGGCTAAACCACAAGGATAAAGGGAGGTAACGATGACCTGGAAGTTACGACTGGTCGATAACGATGAGGGCGTCGGTTGGGCGGACCGGAAACCTGGCGACACGTGGTATGCCCACTACTACAAGGAACCGTGGGCCGGTACGCCCGAACAGGTCGGTAAAGTCACGGAAGGTCGTTTCTTTGGCGATAGATACCTGCGGGAAGATTAC